TACCATTACCTTCTAAAGTTTCTATTCGTTCTTTAACGATCATCTTTGGTGCAAAGGTTTTATGCGTGAAAAATATGTAATCACGTACCTGCACATAATCCATCTCATCTATTGGTACAAGACCATTTGGAATATTGTGAGCGACATTTAAAACTTGCACATCATTTTGATAAACTTTTACATTGTTATCTGGCTCAAAAAATATTAATGCACCATTGTTATTAGGGTCGTGAAAAGGTATCATACGGCTACTGTAAGCTATCGTACCTGTGTCTATAATTGTTTCACAACCTGGTCTGCGAATTAATGAACCGCCTGGGGTAGCGATTACATTTAATAATTCTTCTGCACCACTAACATACAAAGGGTGATCGTAACGACCCTTCATTCTTTGCGGTGTTTTACCTGCTACGAAACTAGTGGTAACGCTACCTTGTTCAGCCATAATTAATACCTATTAAATATATAGCTCGAACCATCATCAATATTGTAGTGCTTACGTGTTCGACCTACTGACTTAGATGCAGCGATTGCATCTAACCTATCATTCTTTTTACTAATAAAATCTTGCTTGTTTAAATCACCTGTAATTTCTGCTGCACAAAATTCTGCTAATGTCATTGAGATTAATTCAATAAAATTCTCATCAAATTGTGAATAATCTTCAAAATATTTTGTATACTGCAAATAAGCAGGAGAAGCGTCTGTATATAATCCATCTGCGGTGCGAATATAATCCACTCGCTTATTGTCAGAATCATATATCTTTTGTATCTCAAGAAAATCAACAGGCAATGCGTACTGATATGCGAATGGTGTAATGTTGTCTGCATCTGAGATTAAAACCAATGTTGCAAATGTTGTAGCAAAATCCCAGTTACGAGATTTTAAACAAGTGCGTAACGCTAACTCATAAGCGTTGTTTAAAGTTTTGACATTTTGATTGTCGCTTGCAAGGCTCACAATCGGCCCTTGCTCTAATTCTGCAAGGGCCAAGTTGTAAACCGTTAGCTTTGATATTGAGCTACTCATACTACGAAGGGTCAGTTATACCAGATGATGTTCTGATTTCAACTACCTTTTTCTCCTCAACACGAACCGCTCCAACACTACCTTCTACGTGGATTGTTAATGCCATGTTTCTCTCAGGGTTAGGTGCGATCATTACTTGAGGTGCATCACCTTTAACAATCCCTAAACCAGATGAAGTGTACATTAAACAACTTCTGTAGTGGTTAGATGCTGATGCTGGGTCAGTCTCAGTTAAACCAGTATATCTTAAGAAATCTACTCCTAAGAAAGTACCAATGTAACCTGCTGGGTCAATACCTAATGTGTATGGTCTTTCGTCATTAAAGTCGATTGATTTAAATTCGTTAATACCGTATAAATCAATTTCCTCGTCAGGGCCGATAATACAATAGATATTGTCGCCTGGTTGTACTGCATGGTTTTGTTGTAACACAGCTCTAGCTTTTAAGATTTTAGCTAGTGTTAAACCTGTGTTAGTACCATAAGTACCAGTACCGTTACCTGCACCAATAGGGTCTCCACTTTGGAACAATACGTCAACAGTTTGAGTAGCAGTAGCAAATGCAGTAGAAGTAAATGCTGCACCTACACCTGAACCTGTAGTCGCTGCACCTAATAATGCTGTATTGATTGTGCTGTCAATCTGTCTATTCCACGCTGCAACTGCATCTCTAACATAAGGGCTTTGAACGTCAATTAACATTCTTTTTGCATCTCTCATATCAGAGTAGAAGTTGATTACGTAATCACTAAAAGTAACTGCACGTTTCTCGTGTGTTACATCTGTGAATGATGTTGCTAAATTAGATGAAGTTTTTGCTGACATTGAAACTGAGTCAATTCTTTCAAAAAACTTGTATTCACCTGTTGCATCACCTTTAATACCAGTGTTACCTAACACTGAATTTTGTTGCTGGGATAATAAAGATACGTTGTCCGTATACTGATTTACCCATGCTTCATCAACTGAATAAGCCATTTTTTTCTCCTTATAAACTTATTAACTACTACTTGAAGCAACCCGATAAACGGACTTCTATAAACACGGACTATAAAAGCAACCCGATAATTTTATTATACATTACTTTTCTTTGACAGCTTGCTCATGTAATGATTGCCATAATTCTTTTGCTCGCTTACGCTCTAATGCTGGAATACGCATATCAGTACCAAACAATTTATCTAAAAAGTTTTTATCTCGCTTTAATACCTCAAGCTGCTCGCTTGCAGTCTTTGCAGTGTTACGACTCGGCTGACGATACTCTGGCCCACCTGGGTTTTCATTTCCTGCTTGCGCTAAGTTTGCTAAAAATTCTAAACCATCTGGGTTTGCCATCAATGTTTCTAAACTTGATTTGACTGCACCTTCACTTAGTTGGTCAATATAACTCTTAGCTAAGTTGTCGTATTCAGATAATTTATCACCAAAGCGTACTTCTTTTTGCTTGGTAAATTCTTCTAATGATTTTGCATAATCAGCTTCTCGCTTCTCAGCATCTTCTTTTGTAAGGTTTAAAAATGTTTTCATTACCTTGTTTGCTTGCTCATTCGTTAAATTAGCTTCATGTAAATTCTTACCTACGTAATCATAAATATCATCTGGTAATTGATACTCAGGTAAATCAAATTGATAACCACTAGGATCTGAGGGTTTACCCCTAGATTGCCAAAATTGTTCCCAGTCTGCATCATTATCTGGTAAGCGTTTGCTCTTATCACCCACCATACGGCTTGTGTCTATATAACTTTTCATTAGACCCTTTAAACTTTTTACTGACTCTAATGTCTTTGCCTCTGGTAAATCACCAAACACAGATTTTAATTCCTCAAAATTATAATCTTTTGTCGCTTCTTCAACCTTTAACCATGCTTCACTACTATCCATTCTTTGCTCCTTTCTTCATCAATACTAATTGACTCATTTCACACATCTGCAATATGTGCAATAAAACGCTACGCTGTCCCTCTAAAAAAGCTAATGTCTCTGGCTTAAAATCATTACTGTAGTTCACCTTGTCAAAACCACAAAAATCAAATAGCTCATGCAAAATTATTTCACCAAACTTACTGTCGCTAAACTCTTTGTAAGAACCCTCTACTAAAAAACGCTTTGCTTTAGTAAATTCCTCTGTCCCTAAATCCGCTCCAACGGTATTTAACCACCACTTTAAATTTGTCTGTATCATACAATCTGTTGTATATCTTTCAACCCACTAGCAACATCTTTAAACGATCTAGTGTCAACACTATCCTGTTGTACTTGACGCTGTTGCTCAAGTTGCTGTCTTGCTACCTCTGGGTCTTCCAATAAATTACTATCCGCTCCTGTTGCCTTAAATACATACTCCGCTAATAACTCTTGCTTAACGCCTGGTATCTGAATACCACCAGCAAAGAATTGTGTCAGGATTGTACCTGCGGCTTGTAATGCCTGTAAACGCATCTGCTGCTGCGCTTCATACATTGCTGTTGTAAACGCTACGTTCACATCTTTAAGCTCGCTATCTACCTCTATCTCACCAAACTCAATACCAGCTTGATACACTTCCTTGATTACAGCTTGCAATAAATCGTTCTCCAGATTGCTAAACGGCCCACTGAACTTACGAATGTTACTCATCATTCGATTGTTACTCTCGGTCGCACTTTGCTCAACTCGCTTATCGTCCTGTAATAAGTCATTGTAAAAAGCTAATAAAATTAAATTACGCTTCCTATCCTGCATCTGAACACTGATAGGTAAATCTTGTATAACATTTAATGGCTCAGGTTTTATAAACTGTGTACCAAACATTGCTCTTGATAATTGAATGTAATTAATAGCGGCCGGGGAAAGGTCAACATCATCTTCCATGATGTCATAAGGCATAATAAGTGGGGGTTTAATCATTACCTCAGCAGCCGCTAAATTGTTTTTTTCCATCAAGTTAAGAGTGATAATATCTGGTAAAGCTCTATGTCCTGGGCCTCGGCCGTAATCCTCTCCTGGACTTAATCGCCACGCTGGCGCAAAGAAAGGAAAGTAATCATAGCCACTCTCTTTTAATAAAACTTTGTGGTCGTAATCAATCCATAAACTTGCATACTTTTTCTCAGCAACATTCAAAGTACGTGTCTTGTAATCATCACGCTCAAATACAATGTTAATTACTTTACGCTCATCATTTGG